ATACCAGACACTGTTCAAGATGGTGATAACAAATTTGGTATAATCGTTTCAGTAGGTAATGGTATTTATACACAAAATGGTGCTAAAATTCCAATGGAAGTAGCAGTAGGTGATAAGGTATTATTACCACATGGTGGAATGAATATTCAAAAAATTAAATTAGATGATAATGAATATTTCTTATGTAGAGAAATGGATTTATTGATGGTTATAAAATAAAACAATTATGGCACAAATTTTAGGAGCAGGTGGTCAACCGATTGGAGGACAAAATGACGAAGTTGAAGTCCCTTTAGAAAAAACAACATCAATTGCATGTAAGAAATGTGGGGGTGAAGTATTTGTACAAGGATTCGGGTTTCGAAAAGTATCTAAGTTATTAACAGGTAAACCAAAAGATGAAGTTCTACCAGTAGAACTATTCCTTTGTGGAGATTGTGGTGAAGTACTTAATGAAGTATTACCTCCGGGTTTAAAAGTAGAGGAAGAATAATGGCTACCAAATCACTATTTGACCATATAAAGGCAATTACAACTGAGCAAGACCCAAAATATTGGGATAAATTGGATGATGCAGATAAAAAGACTTGGTCTAATTATATGGTGCATCGTTTTATTTCAATGAATCCTGATTGGATATCATTTGTTTCAGAAATACAACCATATACTGAAATATTAGAACCCAAACAACTATATCTAGCTCTAATTGGTATTATACCAAAAGGAAAATATTATCTTAGATATGTTAAGGGTAAGAAAGAAGATGTATATGAAAAATGGTTAGTTAATTTGGTTACAAAGGATTATCAATGTTCTACAAAACAAGCAGAAGAATATTTAGAAATTTTATATTCAACTAAAGAGGGTAGAGAACACATTAAATACATTTGTGAAAAATACGGAATTGAAACCAAATAAAACACAAAATTAAAATTAAAAATATAATGAGTAATACAACTTGTATACTACCATTTGTGCATTTATACTCAGAACCAAAAGGTGAAATGAAACCTTGTTGTATAGCAAGTGGGTTTGATGAGCCATTGAATTTGAAAACCTTAACTATCGAAGAAGCATTTAATTCACCTCAAATGAAAGAGCTCCGTAAAGATATGTTAGAAGGTAAACGTAATAAAGTATGTGATGTTTGTTACAAGAAAGAGGATTTGAATAATCATTCTCCTCGTACTGATTTTAATAAAAATAATTTGTGGAAAATGCCGGAAGTTAAAGAAGACTATTCGGTTGATTCTCAATTTCAACATATAGATATTCGTTTTTCAAACCTATGTAATTTTAAATGTAGAATGTGTAATCATGATTTTTCATCCAATTGGTATGAAGATTCCCAAAAAATACACAATTATACTGACAAAGGTAGAACTAAGGTAATGAAAGTTTCTGATACAATTGTTGAAGACCTAATTCCACATTTGAATAATATCAAAAGTTTTTATTTTGCAGGTGGTGAACCTCTAATAATGCCGGAACATTATAAAGTATTAAAACATCTTTATGATACCATGCCAGTTATAGAACAACATTGGGGTAATGTAAGACCATTGAGTATTCATTACAACACAAATTTATCAGTAATCACTTATGATGAAAATAGTTTGGTTGAATTATGGAAAGGATTTGATAGAGTATTTTTATCTATATCATGTGATGGAATTGGTGAAGTAGGTGAATATCAGCGAATAGGCTTTTTACACGATAGATTTATAACAAATCTAAAAACAATACAAAAATATTTTACTCCAAAATCTCCATATGATGGTGGGTTCGGTTTACAATATAATTTTCAATATACTACTACAATTTGGAATGCATACCATATTTTTGATTTTATCAAATTTATGAAAGAAAATGATTTTATAAAAACATCAGAACATATTGATTTTTATTATGCATGGAGTCCTAGTTATGCATCTTTAAATAATTTACCTGATTATGAAAAAGTACGATTAGTTGAATTTTTAGAAAATGGTATAAAGGATTTAACCGAACAAAAAACTATTGATGAATTACGGGATTTGATTAAATTCATCAATTCAACTAATAATGTTGAAGAAGCAGTGGAAGGGCTATTTCATTTCACAACTGAAATGGATAAAATGAACAATACCGATGTTAATAAACTAAATGGTGTTGATTTTAAACAAATTGAATTACAAATAATATCCGAAATAATTGGTAATACCAAATAATTTTCGTATCTTTGTAATATAAAAAACAAATAATGGCAAGAGTAAGTTATAGTCAATATGGAATGTGGACAAGTTGTCAACAACAATTCAAACTAAGTTATATAGATAAATTAGGTGAATCTTCTGCAAATATCCATACAATCTTTGGTTCGGCAATGCACGAAACCATTCAACATTTTCTTTCCGTTATGTATGGAGTATCCAAAAAACAGGCACTTCTATTAGATGTAGAGGGGATGCTAAAGGAAAAATTGGTAGAACATTTTACTACCGAAAAAGCTAAAATGACCGAAGGTACTCCATGTACTCAAATTGAATTGGAAGAATTCTTTGGTGATGGTAGACAAATTTTACATTATTTTAAAAGTAAGTTAGATAAACTTTATACTAAAAGTGGATTTGAATTAGTTTCAATTGAATTACCCCTAAATGCAGAAGTAAGACCGGGAGTTAATTTTGTTGGATTTATTGATATTGTATTAAAGGAGGTATCAAGTGGTAAAATTATTATCATTGATTTAAAAACATCAACCAGAGGTTGGAATCAATATCAAAAAGCAGATAAGGTTAAAACATCTCAAATGCTTTTATATAAAAAGTTCTATTCAGAAAAATATAATGTTCCATTAGATAAGATTGAAGTTGAATATCAAATCCTAAAAAGAAAAGTATCAGATAATACAGAATTCACGATTCCTCGTATATCTAAATTCGTTCCTGCCAATGGTAAACCATCAGTTAATGCAGCTTGGAAGGGGTTTATGGAGTTTGTTGATTCCGTATATGATGAAGAAGGTGCAGTAAAACAAGTTGATTTTCCTACTAATAAATCAAAATCTTGTGATTGGTGTGAATTTAAAACCCGAAAAATCTGTCCAATTTGGTCATAATTTTTATCTTTTTTATATTTGTATATATTTATATACATAACAAAAAAAGGAGAGTTATGACAAACACAAAACTGACTACGGTCAAAATCGTAAAAGATGTTTATTCAAAATTCAAACAATTATCGTTTGAATCAAACATCACACTACAAAAATTAGTTAATCGTTCTTTAAACAAATATATTGAAGACGAATCTTTTAGAACTCAGATTAATGAGTATTCAGAATTACACGCGAGTGGTTCACAATTTTAATTTTTAATTTTAAGTAAATGACAGAAGTAAGAAAGAAAAAGAAAATTCTTTTATTATCCGATGATTTTCGAATGTCCTCTGGTATAGCAACTGTATCAAAAGAATTAATCTTTGGTACATTAGATAAGTACGATTGGGTACAATTGGGTGCAGCAGTAGAACATCCTGAAAGAGGTAAAGAAATTGATTTGGGTGATGATGCTAGAAAAATTAGTGGTGTATATGATGCATCAGTTAAAATTATTCCGTGGAGTGGTTATGGTGATGCTGATATTTTACGTGAATTAATAATGAGACATCAACCAGATGCAATCTTACACTTTACCGACCCTCGGTATTGGAGATGGTTGTATGATATGGAAGCAGAATTACGTGAAAATGTTCCTATTTTCTTTTATCATATTTGGGATGATTTACCAGACCCTCAATATAATAGAGATTATTATGAGAGTTGTGATTGGTTAGGATGTATTTCTAAACAAACATATGGTATTGTACGAAGAGTAGGACAACGAACCGATTCACCAACATTCAAACCCCTTGAGGATTGGCAAGTATCTTATGTACCACATGGTATTAATTCAAATACATTTAAACCAACTGAAGTACCCGATGAATTCCGTAAAAGAGTATTGGGTGATAAGGATTATAAATTTGTCCTGTTTTGGATGAATCGTAATATTAAAAGAAAACAACCATCAGATGTTATTTGGGCTTACAAACGTTTTGTAGATGGGTTACCGATTGAAGATAGAGATAAGGTTTGTTTAATTATGCATACCCAAGCTATTGACCAAAATGGAACTGATTTATTTAAAGTAAAAGAAACCATTTGTCCTGATTACGAAGTTAAGTTCTCAGAAAGTAGAATTTCACAAGAGGAATTAAATTGGTATTATAACTTATCAGATGCTACTATTAATATTGCAGGTAATGAAGGATTTGGATTAGTAACTGCAGAATCAGTAATGGCCGGAACACCAATCATTGTAAATGTTACCGGTGGATTACAAGACCAATGTGGATTTACATTAGATGGTAAGGAATTAACCGCAGAAGATTATGTCGAAATTGGGTCATTACATGATTGGAGAGTATGGTCAGATAAATTAGAACATGGAGAATGGGTTAAGCCAGTATTCAGTAAAGTTCAAACACTTGTAGGTTCAGTTCCAACTCCATATATTATAGATGATAAGGTGGATATCTACGATACTGCTGATGCAATTAAGTATTGGTATGATGTTCCTAAGAAAGACCGTAAAAAGAGAGGTTTAGCC